ATTCATTAAACGTAATCTTCATTTCTTTATTGGTGAGATTACAGTTTTCTGCTGCCTTTGGAACGTTCCACTTTGCAGTGAAAAGCATTTCCATTGATTTTCTTGTTTCTTTCCTCATAGTGGATTTGCGTAAGAAAGAGTGTTTTCATCAAGTGTGTTGCGAACAAAGTCTAGCACATTCATAAACTCTTCGACTGTATCGCAGGTCACTTGCTTCTCTGACCCCTCGCTGGAGTAAAGGTACACAGTTCGCTTGATAGGGTCCACCACACAGCGTGAGAGGTACTCGTCTTGCATTCGGTCGTCCGTTGATTACCTATGTATCATAGCACGGTCGGGAGGGGGTGTCAACATTCATAATTTTATGTTGGGCGAATAGGCCAATCCGTATGATTTAAATCTAAAACTAAAGGTTTTGGATCTGTAATAATCTCAGGCAATTCTCTAAGTTTTTGTCTATATGATTTCCATTCAAGTTTTTTATCATCCAATAATGGAGAATCTGAAAATTGAGTCCAATCCGAATCAAAAAGATATTGATTTCTAATATATCGTAATTCTTCCGAATAATCTCTTGATTCTTCAAATGCAATCTCTGCAACAATTCTTTCATTTTCTAATCTTTGCTTTTCTTCATGGAATGTTACAATTGCTTGTTCATAAATTCCAAGTTCATCAATTATTTGATTTAATGATCCATCATTAAATTCAATTTCTCCATGAGTGTCATACCATTGAACAGCATGAATATTTTCAGGAATCCAAGACAAATCCTGTTGAATGGGAGATAAATTCTCACCATCTATGTTAATCTTTTTATCAATTGGAATAATAGTTAATCTCATTACTCATTCTCTCCAAAATTCATTCCCCCCAAAAGTGGATTTATTTGATTGACTGTTGTTGGCATAATTTTATGTTCAATTGATTTAACAAAAAGTTGTTGATTTTGATGATTTGCTTTTACAACTTCGTTTCTAAATGATTCTACAGCAGCACCAGTTTGATTTGACTTTTGAGCGACTTCGATTGCCAAAAATGGCATCCAAGAAACCGCACACCCCCATTCATCAATAGGATCTCCACTATTTGGATTAGTTCCTCTAATTTGAGTATACCAAGAACACTTTAATCCAATACAATCAGATTTTATTAAAGGACAAAAATCTCCAGGTTCTAATTTTGCCATAATTTAAAAATTATATTATATCATATTTAGTTCTTAGATGCAATAATTAAATCAACATATGCAACAGAAAAATCCATTGCATTTCCACTAAAACTTCCAGACCAAGTTGCTGAGTTTGCGTGAGTGTGTGATCCATCACCTCCAGTAGCATTAGTACTGGGAGTACCTGTTAAAGCTCCTGCACGTCCTGATCCCGCAGCAAGACCGTTTGCAGTATTATACTGCGAAAATGAGTGAGTGTGACTGGGCATTTGAGCTATAGTTAGTGTGACAGCACCATTGGTCATTGTAACAGTACCAGTAACACCTCCACTGGGAGTTCTGCTAGCAAACATAGAAGAAAATGTATAAGTTCCACCAGAACCAGCAGATCCATTCACAACTCTAAGTGCTTTATCATTATGTGTTGTTTGCTTTGTCCATCCTGTTGGTGCGGTAGTTTGTTGGAACAACATTAAAGTTCCTGCAGGAATAATGCTAAAATTTGTAGCACTAACAGTTGTAGCACGTAAAGTCTGTACAGATAATACTCCAGTAGATGGAACATAATTTAGATAATCTGTAGTTTTATTCACTCTAGGTGGAGTATCTATCCCAGAATCAGAAACAAAAACTGGATAAAAAGTACTTACACCAGCAACATCACCTGTAGTATTTGTTGCTCGAATAAGAGAAGAAACACCATCATTTCCTCTATCGCCTTTATCACCCTTTTCCCCCTGAGGTCCTTGAACACCTTGAACACCTTGTCTTCCCTGAATGCCTATACCGGCAAAAGCACCATCAAGACCTTGAGTACCTTGGAAACTACTTAAAGGTCCTTGAACACCTTGAACCCCTTGTCTTCCCTGAGAACCCTGAGCACCCTGAGCTTCAAAAAGACCAGGACGACCCTGAGTACCTTGAGTACCTTGGAAACTACTTAAAGGTCCTTGAACACCTTGAACACCTTGAAGACCTTGAGCACCCTGAGCTTCAAAAAGACCAGGACGACCCTGAGTACCTTGAGTACCTTGGAAACTACTTAAAGGTCCTTGAACACCTTGAACACCTTGAGGACCTTGAGGTCCTTGAGGTCCCTGAAGTCCTTGATTACCTTGAGTTCCTCCACCTCCTTGAAGTCCTTGAACACCTTGAAGTCCTTGTCTTCCTTGAACACCCTGAAAATTACTAAGACTTCCTTGAAGACCCTGAACACCTTGAGTACCTTGAAATCCTTGAACACCTTGAAGTCCTTGAACACCCTGAACACCTTGAGGTCCTTGAGGTCCTTGAACACCTTGGTTACTTAATCCTTGAATTCCTTGATTACCTTGATTACCTTGAGTACCTTGAGTCCCTTGAAGTCCTTGAAGTCCTTGAGTACCTTGAGTACCTTGGAAATTTCCAAAACTTCCTTGAATTCCCTGAGTTCCTTGCAATCCTTGAAGTCCTTGAGTACCTTGAGTACCTTGAGTACCTTGAAAACTTGCTCCCTGAATACCTTGAGTACCTTGAGTACCTTGAGGTCCTTGAAATCCTTGAGTACCTTGAGTACCTTGATCTCCTTGAAGTCCTTGAGTTCCTTGAAGTCCTTGAGGCCCTATAAGTCCTTGAGTACCTTGGAAATTTCCAGGACTTCCTTGAAGTCCTTGAGTACCTTGAAGTCCTTGAAGTCCTTGAAGTCCTTGAAATCCTTGGATACCTTGAATACCTTGAAGTCCTTGAGTACCTTGTATTCCTTGATCTCCTTGAAGTCCTTGAGTACCTTGGAAATTTCCAGGACTTCCTTGAAGTCCTTGAGTACCTTGAAGTCCTTGAAGTCCTTGAGTTCCTTGAAATCCTTGAAGTCCTTGAAGTCCTTGAAGTCCCTGAAGTCCTTGGGTTCCTTGATTTCCTTGATCACCTTGATTTCCACCAGAACCTTGAAGTCCTTGATTTCCTTGAACACCCTGAACACCTTGAGGTCCTTGAGGTCCTTGAACACCTTGAAGACCTTGAGTTCCTTGAGTTCCTTGAGATGTTCCTGCTGGACCTTGAGTTCCTTGATCACCTTGAATACCTTGAGTACCTTGGGTTCCTTGAATTCCTTGAACGCCCAAATTCCCCTGAAGACCTTGGGTTCCTTGACCACCAGAACCTTGAGTACCTTGATTTCCTTGAAGTCCTTGAGTACCTTGAGTTCCTTGATTACTTAGACCTTGAAGTCCCTGAACACCTTGAAGTCCCTGAACACCTTGCATAGTGCCAGCTGGTCCCTGAAGTCCTTGAGTGCCTTGAATACCTTGAATACCTTGAGTACCTTGAAGTCCTTGAGTGCCTTGAATACCTTGAAGTCCTTGGGTGCCTTGAATACCTTGAAGTCCTTGGGTGCCTTGAATACCTTGAATACCTTGATCACCTTTTTCACTAAGTCCCTGAATTCCTTGAACCCCCTGAAGACCTTGAAGTCCTTGGGTTCCTTGAATTCCTTGATTACTTAATCCTTGGACTCCCTGTTTTCCCTGAATTCCTTGAATACCTTGAGTACCTTGAAATCCTTGAATACCTTGAGTACCTTGAAATCCTTGAGTACCTTGAATCCCCTGAATTCCTTGACTACCTTGATGTCCTTGAATACCTATAGTTCCTTGAGTTCCCTGAAACATTAACTGAGTTGGTGCTGTCCATGAAACACCATCCCCAGAAGATGTTAAAATTGATCCAGGATCACCAGAACTATTTTCATAATCAAACAGACGAGAACGAAGTCTAAATTCATCATTTATATCAAATCCAACACCAGGTAAAGTAGTAGCAATACCAACTCTAGAATTTACATAATCATATTGAATGTAAGAAGTAGCATAAAAATCTTTATCATTTCTATTATTAAGTCTAGTGTATATAAAATTTCCAGAGTCTCCTGGCGCAAATACTGTAATCGTGGAAATAGTTCCAGTAGCATCAATAGTTGCATTTACAGAGTTGCCTCTAAAATTTAATTTAGATACACTATTGATTCCTGCGATTAGAGCAACATCCTCATCAAAAACACTGAGACCATTTAAATAGTTTTGAGGAGATTCTGCAATCCAATACCTATCATATAAATTATTAGAATCTAAAGTTATAAGTTTATAATAAGTGCCAGCAAGACCAATTACACTTTTTTCGCCAGGATAACCCAAATTAGGTTCTGCTTCATCCAAATGCAGATATTTGTGCCTATCTGTACTTAAACCTGAAAACGGTTTTACCTTATTTCTGCCACTTAAATATTTTTTAGTCATATAAATTACGTCGTACTATTTTCAAGAATGCTACAAATAAATTCCATTTGAAGAGGTCCAACCAATCCTCCACTTACATAATGGTGAGTAATGCCAATTGCAACACCAGAATTAGTCACAAAAGTTTTTGACGTTCCAACACTACCAATAATAGAATCAACAGTAATAGATTGTTGAGGGGATGGATATATTGTAGTAGTAATACCAAAAGACCCTGTACAAGTAAAGGCCAATCCACTCATAGTTATATCATCACCAACATTAAAATTATGAGCACTGATTGTAGTAATAGTTGTCACTCCAGTGTTATTATCATATTTACAATCAGTAATTGATACTATACCAGATTGAGTTCCTTGAATTACGATAGAATCAGTAACAGTAGCATTTCTTTCTAAAATCAATCTTCCATCAACAAGAATTAATGAATCGCTAGGAGGTATTTCTGCATTCCTAATAATTCTAGTATCTCTAACGTTCCCAAAAGTTCTAGATCCCGTACTTTTTCTTCTATGCGTAAAAGTGAGTGTTGGATATGTACCTATTCCCACATTTGAAACTTGAGCATAAAGAACAATTGCAGAAACTCCTGTTGGAGTTGCATAAATGGTTTGCTCTCCTGGCGCAACAGGAACTGCAATTGTTAAGAATTTATTAAGTGGTGCTACTGCCATTTTTTATCTCAATGCAAGTATGAGTGGGGTAACTTCTGCCTGTATTGCTTTACTAAAATCTCTTCCTCTAATCGTTGCTGATGGTTGATTAATTTGGAATCCTTCACCAATATCAAAATTTCCTTTTTGATCAGTGCTTGTAAAAGGAATTTGAGCTCCGTCTAAAGCAACAACTTCATTCTCTTTTATAGGAACTGCTCCTACAAAGGGTGTTGCTGTATTTATATCTGTTCCGCATCCAATATATTCAAAAGAATGAGAACTTGTCAAAATACGACTGATTCTTTTGAAAGAAACATCCTCATCACCAAATAATTCATAAGGAATAAATTGATTGAATGTTACAGTAGTAATTGATGTAATACCAACTGAAACTGGAGTAGTAGCAGAATCAACTGTATAGTAAATTGGTCTGGTAATAACTGTTACTGCAACTCCAACATTTCCAGAATCAGGAATAAAAACTTCAAGATTTTGAGTTGGTAGATAATTCCTTCCACTATTCACAACATCAATTGCAGTTATAGATCCAGTCACCGGATCAACAGTTGGACTTACTTCCGCAATAATCCCTTGAGGACCTTTTGGAGTTTGAGAAAGATCATCTGCATCACGAATTAGGACTGTCGGAGGGGCAGCAGCACTAAATCCAGATCCACCATTTAAAATTTTAATTTCTTGTACATCCCTCATAGGTTCAGTTAATATATTGGGAATACTTTTATTTGCAACTATAGTATCTGGGTATTTACTCAGATCAATTTGAAAAAATACTGCCTGACCATCAAATGGTTTTCTGAATCTATTGAGACTATCCTTAACGTCAGAAAAAGTTACTTTATCACTTCCGGCATCCACACCATTTTGAGATCTTGTAGGAGGATCGGAAAAATTTTGAATGGCATTATATACCTTTCCAGAAAATTCAGTTTTTCCAAGACCAACTGCAACCAATCCAAAATTGCCAAAAGAAGAATTTGAGTTTGTTAAGTCGCAAGATCCACCAGTGTCGCAATAAATTCCTATATGAGAATTAATTGTGAAAATAGAAACTAACTGAGCATAACCATTATTACTAATTGAAACTCCTATTCCATTTTCATTGTACTGAGTGAAAGAATCGCACACCATACATTTAAGATCATTACCAATGTTAGATGGATCTAAAACAGTAGCATGATCACCATTTATTTTCATTCCAATACTTCCAGACATAAAATTAGTACAGTTTCTAATGTATGGAGATCTCCACCTTCCACTAGGTCCTTCATTAGCTGGACCAGGATCCAAATATCCAGATCTTGCTCCACCAATTCCTATGGGAGGAGGGAATGCAACTGCTGCTCCTTTAGTAAATGAAATTGGAAGAACATTTATTTCAGAATATAGAGGATCCTTACTAAATGAGAAATTTAGATTTTCAATTAAACACCCTCGTCTAACATAAAAAACATCATCATCATATTGTGGGCATACTGTCACTAACCTCAAGTCTTGCCCACTAACAGTAACATCTGTTCTCAAACCTATTGGATTTTGCTCAATATAAAATCCAGAACGAACCATAATAGTGTCACCAGATTGAGCAATTGCTGCTGCTGCACCAATTGTTAATTTTGCCGCACCTTCCGTTCTGCCATTATTATCATCATTACCATACTTAGACACGTAAATAAGATTCTTAGAGTCTGCACCTGAAGGAGCCCAAACAATCTTTCCATCTGGATAAGTCTTATTTGGAGACGCTGAAGGCCCATTACGTATAATTGTAGTTACAATTCCAGCACAAACTGATATTGCAGAAACAACATTTGCACATCCATCCAAGTCAAAATTAGATCCAACAGAATAATCATCTTGAAGGGTAAAATCTTTTATTTGAGATATACTAGATCCAACACTTTGATATGATTTTGGTAGTGCTACATTATTAATAACATACCTAGACAATTGTGATGCTGTAGTAATGGCAACTATAGTTGCTTCTTTTACAGAATATCCATTGGGATCATTTCCTATAATATGAAGTAGGGTGTTTCCATTATAATAAGAAAGTCCAGCCCCTACTGATTGAGAATTTCCCCCTCTAGTAATATCATAAGTAATTGCTTTTAATATACTCTTAATATCATCTTTGCAATTTACAGGATCAGTTGCAATACCAGAAGAATTTACGATTGTGAAGGGAGGATTTTTATAATCAGTACTGGTTAAAAATCCAATAGTTTCAGTTGCAATGAAATCTAAATTAATTCTTATTAAATTTGCTGCATCAAAAAATCTTCCAGGAATAATATTGCCAGCAGTATCAACACCAACAGAAGTTAAAACATTCCTAGGTACTTGATATTGTTCTGTTCTAAATCCAACATTTTCATTTGAATCATAAATTGCACCCTGATTGAAAAATACATCTTTATTATTAAATTCAACATCTCTTCTAGGAGAATTGGTGCCGAATCCAACTGATCCTATTCCGGTAGTTGTTATTACAGTACCTGCTACTCCAACTTTTAATGTAGAATTTATAGCAGCATCTTTACCTACATTTAGATTTTTCTCAATTCCAACCCCACCTTCAACAATCAATGCACCAGTATCTTTACTTGTAGATTCCTGAACACTACCTACAGTAACATATCCACCCGCATTAATATTTTCACCAACACCAAGTCCTCCAGTTATAACAACGGCACCAGAATCTTTATCAGACGAAGAATTTCCAGAAAGAACATCTACAGTTCCTATAATTTCTGCATCTCCAGACAGATAAAAATCATTTCCTACATTGAGGTTTTCTTCAATTCCAACTCCACCATCAACTACAAGAGCACCAGTATCTTTATCAACAGAAGAATCAGTTCCACTTATAATAACATTATCTTTTACATTAAGGTTTTTACCAATCCCAACTCCACCAACAACAATCAATGCTCCTGTGCTTGTATTTGTAGATGAAGCAGAACTTCCTATAGAGACTAAACTACCTACTCTTAAACTCTTTTCAATCCCAACTCCACCTTCAACTATAAGAGCACCAGTATCTTTACTTATAGAATCTGTAGAACTGCCTATAGAAACAGAACTTCCTACACTTAAACTCTTTTCAATTCCAACTCCACCTTCAACAATTAATGCTCCAGTATCTTTACTCGTAGATTCTATAGAACTTCCTATAGAGACTGAACTACCTACACTTAAACTCTTTTCAATTCCAACTCCACCTTCAACAATTAATGCTCCAGTATCTTTACTTATAGAATCTATAGAACTACCGATATAAACAGAACTTCCTACACTTAAACTCTTTTTAATTCCAGCTCCACCTTCAACTATAAGAGCACCGGTTCCTATATTTGGAGAATCTGTGGTAGAACGTACAATTAAATAATCTCCAACATCAACATAAGAATCAACTTCTAATTGAA